ACACCGAGAATTGATTATAGTCAAGGTAATAAATGGGATGTTAATTTAAAAAGTATGAATGATTTCCATAAACCAGCGTTAGATGAAATTGGGTTTGAGGATTTAGTAACAGATCAAATGGCATGGTTTGATTCAACAGTTGACACTAGTGGAAATGTAGTATATAAAAGTGCGGGGAAACAGCCAGCATGGATTAATTATATGACAAATGTAAATGAGACGAGAGGAAGTTTTGCAGAAGTAGTTGGAGGAAATTATCCGGGAGCGAGTATGTTTATGACATTGAATAGAAGATATGAGCATGACAGTACAGGAATTGGAGATTTAACAACGTATGTAGATCCGAGTAAGTATAATGAAATATTTGCGCAAAGTAGTTTAGATAGTCAAAACTTTTGGGTACAGATAAGCAATAGAGTTATTGCAAGGAGGAAGATGTCTGCGAAGGTGATACCGAACTTATAGTGAGTGATTAGTTTAGTTTGAGTTAGAGGGGGATATAAAAGTCCCCCAATAACAATGTATAATAAAGTTAAAAAAAATAAAGATGGGATATAGATATAAGAAGCCTGCAAAAAGTGGGTTAACAAGTGTAGAGAAACTAGAGGGAGAACCGATAGAATTAAAAATTGAAAGAATAGTTAGTAATAAAGAGCCAATAAGTGATGGAGCGCCAAGTATATTTACGGAAAGAAAAGATGGAGTAGTAAGTGCGTATAATATAAGAACGGATAGGTTTGAAGTGGCGGCGGATGCTATGGATAAAGTAGCTGGAAGTATTCAGGCAAAAAGAGATAGTAAGGCGAAAGCTAAAGCTGATAAAAAAGTAGCAAATAGTGATGTTAATGAAGCTAAAGCAGAAACGAAAGTAGTGAATATTAGTGGTGGAGATGTTAGCGGAGCTAAGTCAACAGAAGGCGGGGCGAAATAGAGTTAGTCAACAGGAGTGGTACGCATCTGTTCTTATATATCAAGTAGGTGCGACCGCTTTTAAAAAGCGCGAAATAATAATAAATTAAAATTTAAGAGATGCCAGAAACAATGGGAATAGCAATGTTGCAAGCTGGAGCCAACATGTGGGGACAAGATAGACAGCATAGGAATCAACAGGATTTGATGAATCAGCAGATGAGAAATCAGATGGGATTGAATCAGCAAGGTCATGATTTACAATATCAACAGTGGTTAAGAACGAATTATCCGAAACAAGTTGAGATGATGAAGAAAGCGGGATTGAACCCAGCTTTAATGTATAAAGGAGCGGGACCAGGAGGAACAACAGGAAGCCAAGATGGTGGAAGTGCAAGTGGTGGACAAGCGGCAAGTATGAATCCGATGGATGTAGCGAATTTGAGTTTACTAAAAAAACAAGGAGAATTATTAGATGCTCAAGCGGCAGATTTAAGAGCTAAGACTGAAAAAACAGGAAGCGATATAAAAGTTAATGAACAAAATATATTGGAAAGCATAGCTAGATCTGGAAATATTAGTGAAGATACGAAGGTAAAAGCAGAACAAAAATTGAAAACGATATCAGATAGAAAGTTAGTTGAAAGTCAGGAAAGATTAAATGAATTAAAAGAAGGTAAAGGTGTAACAGGTAGTGCGGTAAATGATTTGATGAATAATTTAGGATTGGATCCGACAAATAATGAAGCTGATAAATGGATAGTTAGAGGAATGTTAATAGCACATTTTGGAATTGAAAATATAACAAAAATAGCAAGGATGTTTCCAAAAGTAGTAGAAGAGCAATTCATGAGATGGTTTTTTCCAAAAAATAAAATAGGATATTAATGAATGTGTTTATATCCGAAGTTGATAAGAAACCGAAAGTATGTACCGAATAAGAAAAATGGTGGTATAGTACCAGAGGTGAAAGACAAACGGGTACTTAGTGTGCCCGTAGGTTGTGGGAAATGTTTAGAGTGTAAAAAGCAAAAATCAAGAGAGTGGCAAGTAAGACTGCAAGAAGATATTCGCGCTAATCAAAATGCGAAGTTTGTAACATTCACATTTAGTGAGCACGAGTTGGAAAAACTAGAAAGCGAAATAAAGTTGGATGGTTATGATAGAGATAATGAAGTGTGTAGAATAGCAGTGAGAAGATTTACAGAAAGATGGAGAAAGCAATATAAGAAAACAATAAGACATTGGTTAGTAACAGAATTAGGAAGTCAGAATACAGAGAGAGTGCATATGCATGGTTTGTTATGGACAGACGAGCCGACGGCTGTGATCGAAGAGAAATGGAAATATGGGAAGATATGGGTTGGAGAATATGTCAATGGGAAGACGATAAGTTATATAGTTAAATACATAAATAAAGTTGATAAAGCACATAAGGAATATAATAGCAAGATATTTACAAGTAAAGGCATTGGTGGGAATTATATGCAAAGAAAAGATATCGAAAGGAATAAGTATCGCAAAGGGGAAACGATTGAAACGTACAAAACGCGGGAAGGAATAGAATTGGCGTTGCCGATATATTATAGGAATCATATATATAGTGATAGTGAGAAAGAGTTGTTATGGTTGGAGAAACTAGACAAAGAGGTAAGGTATGTTGATGGAGTAAAAGTGGATATTAGCAAGGATGAAGAAGAATATTATAAGCTGTTAGAAGTAAAGAGGCAGAAAAGTAAGAGATTAGGGTATGGTGATGATGCAGTAAATTGGGATTTAAAGAACTATGAGAATGAGAGAAGAAATTTGATAAAGTTGGACAGAATGAAGAAAAAATATGGCCTAGCTGATGAAGATGAACGGGTAGTAAGCCTTAAAAACCTTATAGTGAACTAACGGTATTTTAGTATAAAAGGTTGTTTATTAAGAGATTAGAAATGTGTGAAAAAAAAAGTGAAAATAATGAACAATGTTTACAAAAAAATGTTATAAGTTTGTGGATATAATGTTCACAAGTCTGTAGGGTTGACATAGTATAAATTATAAGACAAATTCAACAGAGGAGTGAGGTAAAAGACTAAAAATGTTAATAACTCACATACAGCTTAATAGAAAAGCGCAAAATAGAGAAAATTTATTTGGAATAATGACAGTTCATACTAAGAACTATGGAAGATTTATGTTTAATACGATTGAGAATTATGAAGAGAAAATCAAGGAAGGACAATATATTGTTAGTTGGTCTTGGAGCCCTAGGTTTGGTAAGCATAAGCTTGAGATTACTGGAGTACATAAACGTAAAGGAATTCGAATTCATAGTGCTAATTATGGTCGTCAGCTTAGGGGCTGTATTGGGCTCGGAACCTTTGGAATAAGTCAAGAAATACCAACGATGGTGATAAACTCGAAGTTGGCAGTGGCAAGTTTAGAAAGGATGATGATGGCAAAAGAAAATGAAAAAGTAATAATTAAAATAATAGATAATGAAGAAACGGCTGATAGAATTGCTAGTAGAGAAATTAGTACCGCAATTAGTAAAATTATTAGTGATCGTGTTAGAAGAGGTCACGAAGTTGGACTTAAATGAAGACGGTAAAGTCGGAAAATAAGACAATATGGTATGGAGAGAGTATATATGTAGATGTAGATACAGGTGAAATACTAAAAAGGAATCGTCTAAGAAATGGCGAGTATATTAAAATTAAAACAACAACTAAATTTAAAACAAATGGGAAGTACAAAAGTAAAACAATTACAACCGAATGTAGGAAGCATCAAGGCGGACTATTCGAAAAATGAAGAACTAATTAAAAGAGATAGTATAAAAGATAGTCCTTTCGAGGTAATAACGAAAGAAGGGAAAAGCTTTGGAGTGATGGGCAATTATAGGCTGACAGAAGAGTCTAACGATGCTGAGAGCGTAAAGAGTGAATTAGAGAAAATTACATGGAATAGAATAATACAAGTTGTAATGATCTTGAATGAGTTAAAAGAGAAGTTAAATAATAAAAAAGAAGAAAAAGTATGAAAACAGAGTTAGGAGGAGACAGATTAGGATCCGGAAATAAGCAAGAAATTAGCTTAAAAAATTATGAAAGAAGTACACATGATCTAGGTTATATATGGAGATCGTCAATGGCAAGTGGTACGCTAGTACCCTTTATGAGTGAAGTAGGGTTGCCAGGAGATAGTTTTGATATAGATTTGGATTGTGATGTAAAAACGTTACCAACAGTAGGTCCGTTATTTGGAAGTTATAAAGTACAATTGGACGTATTTGAGTGTCCAGTAAGATTGTATAATGGAAAGTTACATATGAATATGTTAAATATTGGTATGGATATGAGCGAGGTCTTGTTACCACAAATAAATATGTATGGGTATTATGATTCGGGCAGTACAGATGATAATCAACAGATTAATAGTAGTAGTATATTTAGCTATTTAAATATAAGAGGAATAGGAAGACCGACAGCGGGCGGAGATGGATTTGTAAGAAGATATTTCAATGCAATACCATATTTGGGATATTGGGATATTTATAAAAATTATTATGCTAATAAGCAAGAAGAAAGAGGATTTGTGATACATCAAGCAGATACTAATACAGATTTTACACAAACAAGTTGTAAAGTAACAGTAGTAAATCCTAATGGTAGTACAGGAACAGAGGTATTTGGTGCCGCGGCACAGGTGGATACAGACCCAACAGGTGGAGGACCGGTAGAAGTAACATGTGTGATAAAGTTTACATGGAATAATGTAGGAATAGCATTTGGTGGACCAGACCCGACAGATATTAGAATAAATCAAGATGCGGGAGGTACATTGATAGCGTTTAGTGTAGATCAATTGTTTACAAATGTAAGCATACCAGAGATACCGCCGACAGGATTAAATGGAGGAGTATTAGAAGTTACATGTAGTGGATATGTTGGAGGAACTGGAGTAGCAGATTGGGAAAGCGTGAATGCAAGTGTAAACAACAGTGTAAGTACACAAGGACAACCACAATTAACAGAATTTCCGTTAGAAAATATTGATGATATGAGAATGGATATATTGGAAGCAGTTAGAAATACAACAGCATTTGAAATTGATACATCGAGTCCAAGTCCGTATAAATTATCATTATTAAATTTAAATGGAGATTGGCAAAATACGGCAAAGCAATATAGTCAAGAAGGATTAGGAATTAAAACTTATCAATCAGACTTATTTAATAATTGGATAAGTACAGAATGGATTGATGGAACTAATGGAGTAAATGAAGTAACGGCGGTAAGTACGGTAGGAAATGAGTTTACGATTGATGCGTTAAACTTAGCGAATAAGGTGTATAATATGTTAAATAGAATTGCAATTAGTGGTGGAAGTTACGACGATTGGTTAGATGC